CTGTGTTAGTGGCTGCACTTTGGTCTCCTGTGTTAGTGGCTGCACTGCGGTATCCTGTGTTAGTGGCTGCACTTTGGTATCCTGTGTTAGTGGCTGCACTTTGGTCTCCTGTGTTAGTGGCTGCACTGCGGTATCCTGTGTTAGTGGCTGCACTTTGGTCTCCTGTGTTAGTGGCTGCACTGCGGTATCCTGTGTTAGTGGCTGCACTGCGGTCTTGATCATTAGTTACTTTGGCATTTTCCCAATCAACTTTTGATTTTATGTATTCAACTCCGGCTTTAATCAATCCTGGAAGCCCTATTTCAACTCCGATATGAATTTTGGATGCTGCTACCTTGCTGTCTCCGTCATCTCTTTTGTCAAGCTTTCCGTCTCCTTCAACTTCACAATATCTGCTATCTGCAGGAGGATAATATCCAAATACATCTAACGGATATTCGCAGAAGTGAAATCCATTATTGCAGCACTTTGCGCCCTTTTCTTCATAATCCTTGCCTAGTTCAAATTGAAAATTCCTGCACTGTAATTTCTCATTAAATCCTTTAAAACCTTTCATCTATGCTTCCCCCTCAATTTTATTTTCATCATTTTCAAACAACAAACTATCTGTGATGCAAAAGAATGTTAAGCCGCTGATAATGCATGTGTATTTATATTGTCTTTTGTCAAATCTCTCAACTGTGTATTTTTTGTCTTCTATAATTTTCTTGAAATCTTCTTCGCCGTAATACTGAAATGCCTCTTTTTCATCTCCTAGGTATGAAATATTTATAATACCTAGTTCCTTTGCTTTTAATGTTGCTAGTCTAAAATCAACTGCACCATCAACTAATTTTTCTGTTTGCATTTCTTTGTCCTTTCTGCTACAATGTAGCTGAATAAATTTTTTTAATTGCTGCTGATTAGTTCGTACCTAATCGGCTCTTTTTTTCTACAGTTTGGAGGTAATCCGTATTTGATTCTCCAGTACCTTATTGCCCCCTCACTAAGTCCAATTTTTAAAGAAATTTTGTAATCACTTAAGTTTTGCTTGTAATACTCCAGGAACTTATCTTTTGTTAGCTCCTTTTTATGCTTGTTATTTACTGCCTTTGCAGGTGCTTCTAACTCGCAACCATTATCTTGAAGTATTTTGATAATTTTTTCTTTGCTAAAAAGAGTCAACTCTTGAAGCAACTTTATTCTGTTTAGGTTTACGTCTGCTTTTTTGTACATTCCGCATATTTCTTCTTCTGAATACAACAGCCTTGAAATTTTCAACACCTCCTACATCCTGCCAAGCAAACACCGTAATCCATCCGGCTACTGTTATAAAGAATGCTTGTACAGCTATTGTTATTAATTCACTTGCTAGATCTGAAAACATATCCTCCCTCCTTAGATTGATTTTAAATATTCTGGTATATTCTGATATCTAACAGGAAATATCATTGCTATTTCTTCATTATCTTGTGTGTAGATTGGTTGATTTGGACCTGAACCATATAACTTTGTATAGTCTGCTATATCAACAATATCTGCGTACACCTTATTAACAAAGATATAGTCGCTTTCTGATTTTAAAATAACGTCATCTTGGAGACTTCTTATGTTCATAAGACTTGTGTATTTTATTTCATTCTTCGGTATATTCTCCAGTAGCTCTACAAGAAATTTAATTCTCTTTTCATCTAGAGGCTCTGGACCTTTGTACATATTCCTTATTTCATATCCCTTTCCTACTTCTGGAATTGCCTGGAATAAATTTATTAGGGTTACAAATATGCCTTTTTCTATGTGCAGTTGCTTTGTTGTCCTTATCCCCCAATACCCAGTAAAGAGGTAACTGTATTTTTCTGTCCTGAACCAAACTACTTGTGAAAACTTGCTGTATTTAAGCGCTTTTCCTAGATTTTTAAAATTTATCATCTTTGCATTCCTCCTTTCTATAAATGTCTTCCTTCTTTTGTGGCTTTGTCCAACCAATCCTTAAATAATCCGCTATTAATCTTTGAATGTGTTCCAACTTTAATTACTGGAAGAGTCTTATCCGTTCTTATCAACTCTCTTAAAGTATTTTCACCAATTCCGAATATAGCTGCAGTTTCTGTTACTGTTAGCATGTATTTATATTGTCCTTCTGGCATTGCCTTAACCTCCTTTCTAATCCATATCATCCATGCTATTTAGCAAATCTCTAAAAGCTTCTATTATCGGGCTATCCGGTTTTATTGTCAAAACTGGAATATAATCAATATTCAAAGTTATTACATTAGTTTCTAGTACATGATGAAAGGACACGTGTTCATCCAATGCCATTCCTAGTTCAAGTGTTTTTCCATCAGAACTTGAAACATGTATGTCTGAACAGAACTCTATTGCTTTTATTGCCTTGTTAAAGTTTTGTATGTTTGTCATGTTATCTCTCCTACGCTACTTTGTTTTTAATAGCCATTTCCTTAACTATAGCTATGTAACCCTCAATTAATTTCTTATCATCAGCAATTACATCAAGTATTGTTAACTTATCTCTTTTAGACTTGCTTGCACCTTCTTCTGCCATTCTTCTACGTTTGTTTGTAAGTCTTGTTTGTACATCAACTCCAATTCTTTCATTTAACAGCTTATAGCTTTTCTCTCTTACATCTTTTATGTGTTCAAATCCGCCTAATTCCAAAGCTATTTTGTTGATTAATATTGTTGTGTCGCTTCTCCAACTTGCAGGACTTAACGTTATTACGTCACGCATGTTTTGAATTTCTTGCTTATTGTTATTTATTTCCTGTTGCAATTGCTTCTGCTGTAGTTCTATATTTATCAGCAACTGGAGTTGTGGAGACAGTTCTTGTATTTTAGATGAAAGCTTAACTGCCCCCTCTTCAACTTTTATGAAATAGTTTCTTGCCTGTTCTCCTTTTTCGTTCTTTGCTGTCATAGAAAGTTTTTTAGCAAATGCAGCCGTCAGATTGTAATCTTTTACAATATTGCCCTCGACATCAATGTCGAACCCCTCGTAATCTATTCCTTCTTCTGCAAATTGATTATCTGTAATATTTGCTTTTGCCCATCTTGAAAATTGTCCTTTGGAAAGTTCTAGAAATTCGTAAAGTTTTCTAGCTGTTGCTCTTCCTTTTTCATCAACACCTAAAGCAATTTCTATAGGTGTTTGCTTTGTAATGCCTATTAATTCGTTCATTATTTTCTCCTTTCTTTTCTTGCATTATATGCAAGTTTTAATTTAAAAAAATTTCTACCTTTTCACTATCCGTTAATCCTAGGAAATTAGATAAAATATTAACTTCCTCAATGTACAAACTACCTTTACCGTTCATTTTATTACTAAATGTTGTAATACTAACATCTAAAGCAATTGCACAATCTTCATAAGTTTTCTTTTTTTCGACTAATTTCCCTTTTAATTTGTCTGTGTTCAACTTTTTCACCTCTTTTCTACTTGCCTGTTGTGCAAGTTTTGTCTAATTATAATATATGTGTCGGAAGTTGTCAAGCATGTCATGCAAGTTTTTTTAAAATTTATTTTATTTATCTTGCATGCCGTTAAATTTGTAGTATAATACTAATACGGAGGTGTTTATGAAATGAATAATTTTAATGAGGAAGTCGGAACAAAAATACATAAAGCACGAATAGAAAAAGGCATAACTTTAAAAGATTTAGGAGATTTAATCGGAATTGCCGAGAGCACAGCTCAGAGATATGAAAAAGGCAAAATAAAATCTATAGATATAGAAATGATAAAGAAATTAGCTAAAGCATTATCAGTTTCTCCAGCTTACTTAATGGGATGGGATGATAATATTAAAAAAGCAATGGATGAACTAAATAAAAATATGCAAATCAGTGTGCATAAACAATATGAATTACAACATATCATGCAAGAATTAAACAAAAACGATATAAACGAAGAAGAAAGAACAAAATTGTTAGATAAAGTAACATCTCTGCTAGAACAGCAAGAAATAAATATTAACAAGAAAAATCTTACATATTATTATGATAAACTCAATGATATCGGTCAACAAGAAGCGATCAAAAGAGTTGAAGAACTTACATATATCGATAAATATATAAAGGTACCAGAACACTTAATACTTAAAGCTGCACATGAAATAGATGGAGCTTCAGAAGAAGACAAGCAACATGATTATGATTTGATGGATGATGACAATTTCTAAAATGGCATACTGGGGGATAATAAATGACATATGAGGAATTAATAAAAGAATGCGAAACTAAAGGCTTAATAGTAAAGGAAAAACATTTAAAAGGCAATAAGGGACTTGTAGTAAAAAATAAGGTTGCTATAAAAAAAGATATGACAATTATTGAAAAATCATGTGTATTGGCTGAAGAGTTAGGACATTATCATACCAATACAGGCAATATACTAGATTTGTCTGATATTGACAACAGAAAACAGGAATTAAAGGCAAGGCAATGGGCATTTGACAAACAGATTGGATTGATAGGAATTATTCGTGCGTATGAAGGTAGATGCAGAGACAAAGCTGAAATGGCTGAGTTTTTAGAAGTCACAGAATTTTTTTTAGAAGATGCACTTGAATGTTATAGACATAAATATGGAACTGGTGTAAAAGTAGACAACTATACAATATATTTCGAACCATATTTATATGTACTTAAAATGATATAAAAATAATGCCCAGTACTACCAATACCAGGCACTATCAGAACACATAACCAAATATTCGTTTTCACAAAATTGTGAAAGCGAGCAACAAATATAAGATTAAATGCCCCACTTCACAATCATTTTAGCATTTAATCCTTATATTTGCAATGGAAAAAACAAATAGAAAGGATGAAAAATATGACAAAAGCTAAAACAAACACGTCAATCAGAGATTACGATTATTTTCGTGTCGTTCTGACAATCGGCAAGGATGCAAAAGGCAACCCTATTCAAAAACAATTCTATGGGACTTCAAAGACAGATGCAGAAGCTAAAAGAACCGAGTACATAAAAAATATCACTGCTGGAATAAATCCTGACCTTGCTTCACAGTCTTTGTCTATGGCCATGCACACCTGGTTATGGGATATAGAAAAGCGAAACGGTAATAAATCATCAAGCTTTGAGCGTTATGAAGGAATTTATCGTAATTATGTAGAGAATTCTGATTTAGGTGTATTGGTAGTCTCGGAAATAAGAAAAATAGCAGTACAAAAACATTACAATAAACTTTTGGATGATGGCAAAACATATTCACAGGTTAAAAGTCTTAATAAACTTCTCAATAAATTTTTTAATTACGCAGAGCAGGACGGTTATGTAATAAAGAACCCATGCAGAGGAATGAGACTTCCAAAGAATGATGAAGATAATCTTGAAGAAGAGGACAAAGTTGTTGAGACTTTCACTAAGGATGAGCTAAAGAAAATAATGGATTCTCTTGGTCATGAAAAAATAAGATACATTGTAATGTTTGCAACTTTTACAGGGGCGCGTCTTGGTGAAATTCTTGCGTTAAAGAAAACAGATCTGCTGAATGATGATTGCTCAATTAACATAAATAAAAGTGTAAGAAGAGTTAAAGTGTATGATTCAGAAGGGAAAGGACATTATGAGGTCAAGGTTACCAAACCAAAGACTAAATATTCAATTAGAGAAAATCCAATTCCAGAAGTGCTAAAACCAGAACTTAAGAAGTTATCTAAGCTGGTAGCTGAAGAAAGATTAAAACTAGGACCTGCGTATGATGATAAAAGTTTACTGTTCCCATCATTAACCGGAACTTATCTAGACCAGCAGAACGTTGCTAAAACATGGAAAAGAGCTTTAGAAAAAGCTGAAGTGCCATACAAAAAATTTCACGCTCTAAGGCATACATTTGCTACTAATCTATTTGAAAAGGGAGTGGACATTGTAACCGTATCTAGACTGCTTGGGCACAGTACAATCAAAACAACAGAAATATACACCCATGTTTTAAACGAAGTAAAGAATAAAGAAGTAGAATGCCTGAACGACTTATTAATCTGAAAATAAAAATAAGACTGTGATTATATCGCAGTCTTTTCTTTTGGGCTTTATCCAATTATGTTAATTTTATGTTAATTCAATTTTGTTCGATTGGTTAAAACCGCTGTAATGCTTGCTATTGGTGCACCGTGAGGGATTCGAACCCACGACCTTCCGGATTGAAATTTCAATGTTTTATCGTGTTTTATCTTTTTTTATTATTGATTTTTTAATCCGTATAACATTTTAATGGCTTGTACATTTTTATATGTTTTTGTGCCTATTATGTTAATTTTATGTTAATATATTTTTGAGGTGATATTTTGAAAATTATAAATGAACCTATTAAAGTCCTTGCTATATTTCATAAGGATGGAAAAATCGAACCGGTCAAATTCTGGTATGAAGATGAGCCGGTCGTGGTAGAAAAAGTTCTCAAAATTTATGAAGATAAGAGCTTTGGACATAATAATATAATGTTCATATGCCAGCACAGAGGCTGTGATATATACGAATTAAAGTATGAGATTAAGAATAACACTTGGTATATGTTCAAAAAATAAAAAAAGACCAGGCGTTATACCTGGTCTTCATATATTTAGAGCAATCAAATTAATTTTAATTTATTTATCAGCCTAACCGATTGAGTAGACAGGCTACCCAATGGGGTTACAATTATAATGCTACATATAAAATAATTGCAACCATTAGAAAACTAACTTCTAATTTTAGGTTGATTTTTAAATTAATAATAAACAATTTGTTAGCTCCTTTCTTATCTTATTTTTACACATAATAATATAGAAATTCTAATATGTCAATATTTTCATAAAAATATTTAAAAATATTTAAAAATATTTATTTATCAACATTTTCAAGCATTTCATTTTAATTTATTTATGAAAAAATAGACTGGGTAATTAGACCAGTTTACTTTACTTTACTATCCTATCCAACAAAGAAAATACCTCTCCGCGTGTCATGAAGTTATCATATCAATCGTCATTAATATCCTTTTGAATGCAACTTAATTTTAATTTCTCAAACCAACTCCTGTTTTTGTTTTGTAGCAATTCATACGTACAAGCATATTATATTACAAAGCCACTCGTGAATAACGCTGGCTGGAATCCTTCGTGGATAAAAAAAAGGAGGGAGCCGAATATCATAATTACGGTCGCCCTCTCTTTATATCATACCTTATATTTTAAACATTACAAAATTTAGCATACATTACTGAATCAACAATGTTTTCGTCTTTATTAAGATAATCTTTCTTGATGCTTTTATTTTTACTGTTATATATTGGAAGATACTCTGCTACGAATAATCTGAATTTCATATAGGCAAAAATAAAATCTATTTGAAGTTTTGTAGAATAGTATGTCCAAAAAAAGAATGCATTAGAATAAAGTTTAACTAAATTTTCATTTATTGATATTGCTTCTCTAAATAATTCTTTTATATCATCATCCGCTTTATCTACGCTATCGAGTAACTCACAAGATTCTTTTAATGATTCAAGAGTAATTCTCTTGGCCTTAATTTTAATGTTGTTAAAATTCATGTGTATTGATAATACTTCATCCATACCATAAACATTGTCTATAACGCATTTCAATTTTTCATGTTTCTCTAACCTCTTTTTATTAGGAAGAAGGTCATATTTAGTTTTAAAAACAATAAGGTCACAATAAGTTTCAGCTTTTTTTACTTCATTATTGCTTTTCCTTATTCGTTTGCAAAAATGAATTTGCTCAATTATAAATATAATAATTGTTGTTATTACAATTATGACAGTCAACATTGTCTTATCCATATATAATACCTCCTTTTTAAATCATCTATGCTCTACCTTTTTTCCGTTCATACAACTCATACAGGGTTTTGTATGTCTTATCATAATTTTCTTGAATTCTGTTAATGTTCGTATCATACACTTTTTCCAATTGTGCACAATGCTTTTCATGATTTCTTTGTAACAACATTACTAATGCTATATAAAATCCTGCATATGGAGCCACTTCTATAAGTTTACCTAAAAAAGCATCTGACATTTGTGTTTAACCTCATCCACTAATAGTTATTATGCCCAAAATTACTATATTATGTATTTTATTTTCAACATAATTATAACATACTTGTCAATAGCATATATTGTATTTATATTATTACAAATACAATATATAGCATAATGGTTTTGGTTTATTATATATATACCCTTATAAAACAAACATTAAACAAAAATAAAAAGAGACCAGGCTATTAACCTGGTCGATATTCTCAAAGGCGTCATCACCTTTACAGATGCAGGATCACCTACCTCCTGTTAGTTTTCTATTTCAGATGTTTCTCCTAATATTGCAAGTCCGTCCTGCAAGGCTAAATCTGTAAATAGTAAGTTTTGAGCTTTATTGAGTTCAAATACTGCAGCTTCTATCAAGGCATCTAGTTCCTGATCTGTTATAGTGATGCCCTTATCTTTGATAAAAGCTAAAACATAATCTTTTTTTGGTACTGTAAGTATACCTGCAGCTTTCATCTGCTCAGCAGCTGCTACTGCTATGTTTACCCATGACTCAATTGATGTGAGCTTTTCATTGCTGATTTTCGTTTTGAGCCATGGAACTACCAAGCCGGTCAACACTACCCCTATAAGCGATATTACAAGTGTTAATATTTGATACGTTAGATTATTCATACTTGCCCCTTTCTACTTCTCCAATAGTCTTTTCATGATAATTGTATTTAACCACGCCAGCTCATGAACTGTTATGGTTTTATTCTTTACCTTTGTTTCCCAGTCCGCTGTATTCAATATGCCTTTTTCACGCAACGATTTCACATTTTCATACAGCATGTCCCATTGCCATTGCTCCGTTAACTGTAAAGCCATTTCACACCTCTCATTAACATCATTTTTAAATTTAACCCACTCTGCAGGATTATTTACAAACCATCTGTGACAGTCCTTCCATCCAACAACTTCCTGATGCAGCCATAGAGGCTTTTCTGTAACTACCAGGTCAAACTGTTGCATTAAATCTACAACTCTATTCACCAGAGTTTCATATGTCTCAGCGGTCATTTTACCTGTCCAGTCGATGTGTGTACATTCAATGCCATATGTACAGTTGTTTGGATATGCACCCAAGTATTTTATTGCTTCGTCAGTATATGGCTTTGTACTGCCTACATGGTAAGCCATTTCATCAGCAGGAATATCAACTATAATACTGCCATCTAAATCAATAATCTCATGTGCTGATCCATAACCACTATTCCCGGATTTTCTATTCTCAAAGAAATTTCTATTAGCTGCAGCTGTGGAAAGTGGATTCGCTACCCAATGGATTACAATCCCTTTCACTTTTTTCAGCTTTATTCCTGGCCGTGAAAATTCATTTACAGTAAGTAAATTTTCTGTTACTTTATACTTTTGACTCATTATCTATTTTTTTAACCTCCTTTATGGTCCCATCCGCATTAATTCCTTCCTCTTCCAATATTTTTTCTTTTCTGTGCTTTACTATTGCAAGCAGCCACTTTACATCACTGCCGGCATCATCTAAATTCTCCAGTATGGATTGGCACTCTCTTAAAAATAAAATAGAGTAAACAACCGTTCCGAGAAATGCTGCTACTCCGGCAACTGGTGATACTCTATAACTTAAGCCAACCATTATGAAAATTATTAGATATGCAAATATTTTTCTTGAAGTTCCCACCCACATACTATTACTGTTTATATATTTGCCTTTTATGCTCTTCCATAGCCCACCATGATGGACAGCAATTGAGTAATACTTTGTAATGATGTCTAACACCATAACACCTACTACTGCACAAAATGCTGTCAAATATGAGCTCTCTGGAAATAGAACGTACATAACCGCACTCAAAAATATTGCTGCTATTGGCTGCACGTTTTCAAATGCATTTTTTAAATACTCATTCAATCCAACACCTCTCGATTTTAATTTTAATTAAAATATAAAAGGACCTCCCGAAGAGATCCTTTTGTGTTACTGCCCGTTTAGGGCTGAGTGTTTTGCAAATTTCTCTGCTATACCCTCTTTATCATATTCAATTTTGTATAATAAATCTTTGATTTTTTCTTCTAATTTTGTAGCTCTAGTATTTAGATATCCATCACTTTGTGCTCTAGATATTTCGTAAACTCTGCAATCTTTCAAAAGTTGCAACTCATATTGAATTACATTTATTTCACTTGAATATCTTTTTAGTATTCCTAATCCTTTTTCATCCATTTATAGTATGCCACCTTATAATTTTTTCTAAATCATACCATAGATATTTTTAAGGGACAAGGATATTTCGCTAGAACCTCTCGTTTTGTTCCCTATGTGTATTAGTGTTATTTTATGTGCCTATTTCCACACCAAATTTTTCTTTTGTTGCCTATCAATTATCTTCATAGTTATCATCGTATTCATAACTATCTTCAATAACCTTACCGCATTTACTACACTTTTGCCAATGTCCAAAGTCATCAGTTTCAGAATATACACTTTCTACATTTTCACATTTACAGAATTCCACATTATTATAATCCATTTGATTGACCGCCTCTCTTTTTTACCATAAGTATATCAAATGAATTCATGTAAGTGTAAAATTTAAGTAAAATTTTGCATTTTTTGCATATAAAAACAGCATATTTTTTTATTCATTTATAAATGCAGTTAAACTTGTGGTGTTGCAAGTATCATGTTTGCTTGTTCTTGAGTTATGTAACCTTTAACAACGTAAGCTTGTACTTGTTCTTCAGTTATTCTCTTCATAACCCACATATTTAATATAAAGTTATACATTCTATATACCTCCTAACGTTATAAATAGTAAAGCTTCTTCTACTGCTTGTAGCCTTTCGTCTGTTGTTGGCTCTTGTGGCAGTGTCGGTTCTAAAGCTTTTCTTTCTTCAAATTCTTCTTTTGTCAACATTTCTACTTCTTCGGCTTTAAAACCTGCATTTTCTGCATTTTGTAACATTATTTCTTGCTTATTTTCAGAGCCATCTATTATCTTTGCTGTATTTTTAATAACGCAATATTTAATCATTGGGCCACCCCTCCTAGTGTGTAATTAACAATACTTCTATAATCGCTGTACCTGTTGCGCCTGTACCGCCCTTCACCCAGTCAATCGTAAAGCCATCGTCTATAAAGGTAACTGTACCCTTTGTAAAATTGCTTGACGAATCTTGAATAAAGGCAGCACTGTCTACATCAACATAAGAACCTGCAACTGTTGTATTATAGTCGAATATACACCGATTTGAGTTAACCTCGTCAACTATACCCCACGAAGCTTTAGCAGTTACTCCAGGCACTGTTGAAATAACTATTGCTGATTTTGGTTTAAAACCAACACCGGTTATTGTTTGCAGCCCTGTAATAGACAAATCTCTCGCCGCAACTGCTACTTTTGATATTTTTTTTGATAAATGAGGAGCGAAAGAGTTAATTAGTGCCCTATCAGCTGTTATTAATTCATTTACTTTATCGGCATTATCGTTTACAATTTGTAAGTCATATGCCTCAGTTACCAGAGGCTTTTTTAAACCTAAAGTTGTTAAATCCATATTACAGTACCTCCTCTTTTAATTGAAAATGCGTATAGGCTGCAAGTTGTGCATGGGTAAATGTAGCTAAATCACTATGCTTATTGTAAAGCAGGCCAACAGTTATAACCAAATTACACGGAGCCATATTCTTTACCATTGTTTCAGCATCATCAAGCATTCTCTTAACACCTAATGAAATTCTTACTGATAGTGTATAGGCTCCATGATTCAAAGTGATTAAGTAACCATTTGCACCTACAAGATCAGTCAACTTCTTTTCTAATTGTCTGTAAGTGTATGGAAGTTGATTATCCCACTTGACACCAACTCTAAACCGCCTTGTTTCAAGAGTATCATCCGAAAATGGCTGAATGTTTAACATCTTTTCTCGTCTTGCAATTCCTTTTTCTGTCGCATCTTGTATAAACTGATCATCTATTAAGTTGTTTAATTCAGTTTTCAAATCCAATACTTCAACATCTTCAGCTTCAGCAATTTCATTGAATTCTTTTATTTTTTGCAGTTCTTTAAGCCAATAATCTTTTATGCTCATATGTTTGTCACCGTCCCAAGAACAGGTATCTGAACATCAGTCAAAATTAGATTGGTCACTCCGCCGTTTAATGTTGTTCCGGTAATATCAAGAACGCCAGTAACCTGCAGTATTGCACTTTCAATTTGAGCAATTCTTACCACCAATGCGCTTTCATCTTCCCATGTCTTTTTAAGTTCAAGAAAATAAGCATTGATTGCTTCTCTGATGTATGTTTCAACATCAGTCCATACATAACCAGTTACAAATGTAAGAGTGAAAGTAATATTAACATTCAATCCAGCAACTGCTTCAACAGTTACAGAGTGACCTATTGGTGCAATACCTAACCCCTCTCCACTATTTGCCACAGGATCTATTGCCGTCTGAGTATCATTAACCAAAGTACCTGAAGGAACTGCATAAGTGCTATCAAGAATAACAAGTTTGACTGTTCCACCACCGTTCCATGCAGGATATACCTTTACACCGCCTATTCCAGCCAGTTCTTTAGTTTTTTCCTTGTAGTCAGCTTGATTTCCACCAAACGCTGCACTTTCCAAGTCATCAAAGTATCTAATTCTTAAATCATCATCAGATTCTTCATCTTCACCAAGTATCAATATATCATTCAAGGTAGCAGTTGTCAGTCCTGCCACGTAAGTAACTGCGAGCATTTCTCCTGAGTAAGTGTTTCCTATAGTTCCTGTTTGTTCACATAGCAGCTTACTTTCAAAGTTAGCAAAATTTTCAGTGACTATATAAGTAGTATCTTCTAATGAAAATCTACTTCCAACAGGCACATTCAGATTAAACACGCCTTTTCTCACTGCTGCTGTTGCTACTATCCTATTTATTCCTCTTTCCGCAGCCCTCTTTGTAAGGTCGCTTCCTGTAGCAGTATCAGCAAAAGTTCTATTCATCAAATCATCCAATTCAATATACATCTGAGCAAGTTCAGCTGCAGCCGGAGCAAGAGCATTATATATTAAACTACCTTCTGCTTTATAAATGCTGTCATCGACTGTATCAAGCATTTCCTGCAATATTTCTTCATATGTTTTCATTTATGCTTACCTCCCCAAAGATAGTAAGTACAGTAAAATCAACCGTGAGCCTTGAACCGTCACGTTCAATTTTAAGATCCTGGATTCCTGTTATGTTTTCATTCACCAAAAGGCATTCTTCAATGTATCTCTTTACCTCACTATTGAATAATCCCCTTGTTGTCTTCTTTCCTATAAGGCTCTTAACCTCATTGCCATAATACCAGCTGTATATCAAATACTTGTACCGTTCTGTAATTAGAGCAAAATGAATCCAAATTTTCAAAGCTTCCTTATCGGTTACAAATCCATTTTTCATTTTGCCGGTACTTAAATCCAAATTATATTCTTTTATCATGCTGTCACCCTCGCAATAATAATATAAAGCCTTTTGCTGTATTTTAAAGCAACAACCTTTTGACCTGCATAAAAATTGGATAGGTTGTCAGATATAAGCATGTTATTTGTAGTCAAATTATTACCGTTTACCTTTATTTTTAATGGGTTTGGACTTATTACTTCTCCGATGAACACATTACTTTCATTGTTGTTTTGTTTCATTAATTTTGCAATTTCAACATAACCATCCATCAGTATCCCTCCCTCAATTCAAGATGCATTGTATGATCTCCGTTAACAATAGTATGAGAATCAGAAATGATTGTATAATCTCCAGTTATGCCAATTAAATTGTCCGTTATGGTTACATAGCTACCATATACACAATCAAAATTCCCTATTGCATCAATGCTCAAAGTTTTTTCAATACCTTTAAGCATATTTTTTGCAACAATATTGTAATTCTTATCTTCTTCTTTTTCGTACACATCCTGGAATATTCCATAAGCAACAATATTTTCGCTGTTTTTTACTTCGCCTATTTGCTTTCCCGCATCATCGTATACTTTTACAACATTGACCATGCTTTCAAGTGTTTCCGTATAACTGCTTCCTGAGATATCATTATCTGATGATAACAGCACTAGACTTGCACTCTTGGCTTTTTCTTCAACATACAACTTGCCTTGCTTCATGCTGATGATATACTTCTTTCCGTTTATGCTACTTGCATAATCGTATGCATCCTTGATTATATTAAATATAGTGTCATTCGCAGGAAGGTCCTGAGCTATTTCTGTCTTTGCCAGGGAACCGATTGCTATTTTAGTTTCATTGCACAGAGTTGTTGTTATCTCTTCAGCCATCTTTTTACTGAAGTTATGAATAGACCTGCTTTTATTTGCGTAATACAATCCATCAACGCATGTAAGGCTTATATTGCCATTTTGAGAGTTCTTTTCTTTTGATAGTATAAACCCTTGAAACAGTTCTTTATCGTTGTCTGTGTAAAGGGCTATGAAGTCTCCGAGCTTCAATTCGATTTTTGGTATGTAGTAGTCTTGCAGCGGATTAAGTACATCTATCTCGATTCGCCTTGCAACTTCGTCCTCATTTCCGCTCCATACAGTCTGAGAGACCAATTCACTTATATCAATGGGGGTTGTGCCTTTATAATATACTGTTTTCAATTAAGACACCCCTCCCAATTGATTTCTTAAGTTTCCAAGAACAGGACTCTCATAAAGTTTCTTAGATGATGAGAAATTTACCTTGTACCCTGCCATAAGTGGCTCAGATGGTTTTAAGTTGTTGCTTTTCTGAATAACCTTATAATTACTTCCGTTTCCTGTCTCTTTCTTTGCAATGGTCCACAAAGTATCATCAGTCCTTACAGTGTACTCGTCTGGTATGGCTTTAACTTCTCTCATATTGTTTGCCTTAAGGAATCTATATTCCTTCAATTCTAATGTAAAATAAACATCGCCAGTACCGTCCTTAACTCCGTGAATAAAATTTTCTATTGATACGGCAATGTTTATATTTGTCTTGGTAATGATAAATCTTATAGGCTTGTTGCTGTTCTTCCACTTTATAATCATGTCAATATATTCCTGAGGATCTAATGGAGTAGTTTTGCAGAAATAATAGTTTTGCTTCGGGAAAAAGCCACTTATTGATATTTCAGAAAGCCCTCTTTTACCAATAAGATTAATGTCTCCCAACTCATTTATATTTACAACCTTGTTTATGTGCGGATTCGTCAATTCAAAGCCTGAAGGTGTTACAGGCAACATAAAACTTTCTGTATTGTTCTGCCAGCTTAAATGAAATTCCACTGTAACACCTCCCTAAACCATGTTGGCCATGATAATTTTTAGTTTTTTTGCAACTATTTCAGCCACAATATCCGCCAATTTGTACATATCGCTTTCGCTTTTAACTTCAACTCTGTCAGCAATCTTATTAATAATAATATTAAACGTCTTATTTCCTTGCTGCTTTGCAATCTCAATACTCTTATCATGTGGATACACTCTTGAACCGCTAGGAAGGTCAACAATTTCTGCTCCCTTGTCATGTATCATTGCAGGTCCGCCACTCCAATTTTGAGTACCTTTGTACAATTTAGGAATTTCAGGTATAGCAAATCCAAAAGTCTTGCCTCCAACGCCTGGTATCCAGTCAGGAACTTTTATTCCAACACTGTTGATGCCTTTTGTAAGTGTATTTATACCATCAACAATATAATTCACAAACCCCTTGAAGCCTGATTTTATGTTTGTCCACAGCTCGCTTGCTTTTGCTGAAATCGTGTCCCAGTTCTTCCAAAGTGCCACACCTGCAGCAATTAATACGCCTATTGCTATTGCTACTAATGCTATTGGATTAAGTGACATTACAAAGTTTAACATCCCCTGAGCTGCACTAACTCCCTTTAATACGTTGCTAAGATCCTTGAATTTATCAACTACAGAATTTATTACGTTGTAAGCTATGAATGTTGCCAAGAGCCCACTTGCAACAGGCAATAACCAGTTCATATTGTCTTTGAGCCACTTAATTGCGCCTGAAACATATTCAATTGCCTTGCCGACAGTGTTTGTTAATGTGTCAGATATCTTTTGAATTGTTCCGTCATTCTGCCACTGTGTTAACGTGTCAGCAACTTCTTTTATTTTATTTTTGATTTTTTCGTAAATACTGCCTTGCCGTATTGAACCATCTTCAGTTATTCCTATAATACTTGACAAAGCACTCTTAATATTGCCAGTAACAGTGGACCATAAGCCTTTCATTGTAGTTGCCTGTTTTTCCATGCCACCTGTGAACTTGTCCTGCATTAGTGCAATCATCGCCTGGTTGAATTTTTCCTGGTCCACTATCTGATCTTTGTTATTAACAACCTGAACACCGGTAAACATTTCACCAGCTTTCTTTACTATATCAGCTTTCTTAATTCCAAATTCTTTAAGTCTTTCCAATTCTCCTGTTTGAGCATCTACAAGTGCCTCTGTAGCTTGCATAAAATCCTTGTTTGTAGCAGCTGCCATATCTCCGGCTAATGGAAGCCATTTCTGTGCGCTCATACCCATGGCCTCAAACATTGCAGCACCTTCAACCAGTTCTCCACCTTCAAAAGGTGTCTTATTTGCTAACTCAACTGCATATTTCATTATTTGAGCTGCCTTTTGAGTGTCTTTTGTGGCCGTTTCAAGCTGTAATCTATAACCTTCAAGATCCATTGCTTCCTTAAAACCTACACCAGCTGCGAGAGTTGTTACAGCACCTATTGCTGCACCGGTTGTTTTTGCGACAGTCTTTGAAATGCTTAAAAAACTCTTATTCATGTTATTAGCAAACTTATTTACAGTATTGGTACCAAGCTGCATTTCTCTTTTGAGTTGCTTTACATTCTTGGCTGCGCTTTCAACAGGCTTTGAAAATTTATCCTTTAATGACAAAACTGTCTGTATTGTCTTGCTTGCCATATTTCACCTTCTTTCAGGCTAAAAAAATAGCGCACCAGTTGATGCGCTACCTTAACATCTTACTTAACCTCTCCATTTCCTTGTCTGCACTTACCTTGTAAAAGGCTTTTTCCAGAGTAGATAAATTTATAATATAATCGTGTTTGAATCCCTTCTGCAGGTAGTAACTTGCTAAACTCAAATCACTATCCTGCTCGATTAGTTTTTTATTTCTTCCTCAACTTCTTTTATAAGCTCTTTGCCTTCTGCCATTCCGTACATTGCAAGTATTTCTTGTGCAACAGCTGATATTTCACCTACATTGTCTTCGAAAACTTCAGTCACTATATCATAAGGTTCAGCACAGCCGAACTCTTCCTGTAGTTCCTTGCTTTGTAACACCGGACAACATTTGTATATAAGTTCCTTGTAAAGCTCAACGCAGTCATTGAGCTTTACATTTTCACCATCAAGAACATCTAAAAGGTCTACTATCTTTGTCAATGGGATTCTTTTAATAACAAGATTTCCATCAAGCATCTTATTATAGACTTCTTTTGTTTTAATTTTATCGTTTTTTCTTTGTTCAGCCCTTTGCATCAGGCTTTCAAATGTAATCTTATTGCTCATATTTCCTCCTAGTCAATCATATCCAGGTATTTGAATTTTGCAAACTTAAACGGAACTTCTTCCTCTTGTATTTCTTTGTTTGCAAACTTGAGCAAAGTGATTTCATCAAAAGTCACACCAGTGAATTCAACTCTTTCTGCACCGTATGATGCAGGATCTGCAAGCCTACCCACGAGTGAAATTTCTGGCATTACACCAGATTCAATTCCGTCAGCTATTAACTTTGCAACATGGCTATCGATTTTATGAAGAACCGTTGTTCCAGAGCCGGCATACCCCATGTATTTCTGATAAGTTGCCAAATCATCGGCCATATTGACTTCTTCATAGTTAAAAGTTGCTTTAGCTTCAAATGATTTAACATTTGAATACAACTCTCCATTCACCCAAAGCCTTCCGAAGGTACCGTTAATTACTTTGTTTTGATTCATTTTCTTAGACATATTCTACCTCCTATGCCATATTGACATTAAATGTCAAGTCCTCAATTGCATCAAGTATCTTGACATTGCCGGCCAAGTACATATACGAACCGAAAGTGTTGTTTTTAACTGTTACTTCATCCCAGTCTGCAGCTTCAACTTTGCCTGAAGTTAACCATGCCTGTCTTTGAGCTTCAACGTCAATCAATGCTTCGTTTGTATATTCATCATCCAGGACATCTTCATTTGCAAGTGCTTTAAAGTATCCATTGACAGCTGAAATAAACAACGCCTGATTGTCATACTTGTTTTTGTACTTTCCAACGTAGTTGTTCTTAAACTCAGTTGCAATATCTTCTAGTATCTGGTCCATGGCTTCAACTATGGTAATTTTCTTCATATCTTCAGTCAGGTTTGCACCAACAGTCACCAAACTGTTAACACCTCTTGCACACTTAACCTCACCATAGTCATTCATAAGTATGAACTCTCCGGCTCCAATTGCTGCATTCATATCTGCAGGTTCAGCAACATGTTCCAAATCTGCGAATACATAATAAGTTATGCTTCTTGTGAATGGCAACCCTGCCAGAGTTCCGGCTATTCTTCCTACATAATTCCATCCGGCAAGAGCCGAACCACCTATTCTTGTAATTGTTGTATTTGTAAAATTGACAATATGCATGTCGTCTGTAACTGTCGCATCATAAGTGACAGCCTTGATTTTTCTAACTTTGTTGACTGCGTTTTTCCCTTTTACATATGTAGCCAGAGCCTGCTGATCAGCTGCGGTTCCGTCAGCCAAGCAAATCCAGTTGAATTTAAGTGTATCAATCGTAGCAACAGCATCTGCAAAAGCACCGAGCAAAGCAATCCTTACAACATAAACCTTATTTGGTGTACCAAGGAAAGCATCGCTTATCTGTTGATAGTTAGCAGCTGTGTACTTTGCCTGGTCTAATGCCGCTTCAGAAGCATAGTTGTACTCCTTGAAAGCGAATGTTGCATCTGTTTCATCTTTTATGACAATCAATACAATTCCTTTCGCACTTCTTGCAATAGCTGTTGCAGCACTTTTTATAAAATTTATTATTATTTGTGGTAATCCAATAGGCATTTTATCATCCTTTCTATATGTTCATTTCTAAGTTCTCTATCAGTTCTAAATCTTCGTCTTCAGCCACTTCATATACATATCTGACATCAAAATTGACAAGCAGCACTTTTTCAGCTGTAATTGTTGCATTAATCTCGTCTATAGGAATAAAGAAATCCTCATTTATCATCAAATTTGTAAGAAAAATACTGTTTAAATCTTCAATCATTGTAAGCAGTTCAATTCTATTTTTCTGCTTACTGCTTGGAAAATAATAGATTCTGACAGTCAAATTCACATCTTTCAACACCTCACCCAGCATTGATTTGTTGTGATTGTCAATATCAACAAAAAAAGCAGGTCTATTAAAACCTTCTTCAATATCGGTGCTTAATCGGTCAATTGCCGGGAATTTCGTTGCTAAAGTCGTATTTATAACAGTAATTAAATCATTTATTGTAACCATAAGCACCACCTAACTTAGTCCTTTATTAAGCAGATCATCCACCAGGTCATAAGTGTCTTTTGCAAAGTCATTTTCGAATTCCTTGCTTGCATTTTCGAGTATAAACTTGCCTTTAACATAGCCGGATTGTTTTTTATCAGGCTTATGGCCAACAATCTCATGACCGTATTCAATCAAATGAGCGTGAGGGGCATTGTTGTACACTCTTATATTGTATTTTACGTCTCCATATTCATATATCTTCTTGCCCCTTTTGAAGCCTTTCATATAGTTGCCAGTCTTCTTTTTAATCTCTTTTCTTGCTTTATTCTTAGCCTTTGAATTCAACTTATTAGCTTCAATCTTCATGAATTTGTTGCATTCTTTCGGCATTGTTTTTTCAGCAAGCTTCAGAAGTTTAATAGAATATTCATCAAGTTCTTTAATGTCAAATCCAACTTCAACAGACATTATTCCACCACCAGGTTGCAGAATATTTCAATTCTGTCGTTCAATTTATAGTTCGGAATATAATATTCTATATCGTACCTTTGCCCCTGGAACATAAAATACATTTCATTGTTAAAATTTGGAATCGCATCTTTTCTTATTGTAATTTTGTGACTGATGTTTGCATATTTTGTATTAACTTCACCATCCTGCAAATTTCCACTTGATGGGGCTATATTTGCCCATATTGACTTTAAAAAACCGAAATTGTATTCTTTTTCATTAAGTGCATTTGTGCTTTCAACTTTTCCATATACGTCAATTCTGTTTCTTAACATGCTGCTTAAGCTCATAAACATCACCTACAATAAATTTATTGAATGCATTCCCAGTATCGTTTCAACAACCTTGTTAAGATTGTTTTTATCAACATATAAGGTCCTGTTGTCATACATGTCCTGTACAAGCACATATACAACTATTACAAAATCTTTGTATTTGTCTGAAGGCCAGGCTTTGTAATCTGCAGTAATTGTCTCATCAAGCAAGGGGGCAGATAAAAACTCGATTTTTCCTGTTCCATTGTCAAAAGTGTAGTCGGTTGTCATTACCTTTTCAATTCCGTCAATATATATTTTTTGCGAATCAGCAATCACATTTTCATAGTCAACGTAAAAGGTTGTTTCAGATCCGTCTCCTATCCCTGCTACTTCTCCGATTACTTCTACATCTTCAAGTCCTGTGTATGACTTAATATATGTTTTTGCAATTTCCAGCAAAACATCTAAGTCTGCCTTTTGAGTAACGGACAAATCCGCATACTCAAGTCTTAAATAATCAGCCAGTTCCTTATTTGTTATTTCACTTACTTTCATCCGGCTTCACATCCTTTGAAGTCTCCTGCTCCGTATTATCGGTTTCAACTGGCGCATCAGGTTCTTTTGTAAGCTCTTCAATTTGTTTTTTAAGAGCTTCTATTTCTGATTGCAATTCCTTCTCTTTACTTGGCTTCTCTGGCTTTACTTCTTCTATGAATTTGGCTTTAAGTAAGTCTTTGATTATGTCTTTATTGTTAAGATCTCTTACTTCACCTACATGCATAGAAAGAGCACCAGAGAAACTTTCTAGTGCTCTATACTTCATAACTTACCTCCGATTATGCTGCAGCCATTTCAAGCTTAGCAATCTTCTGTGCATTTTCAACCTTAGAGTCTACTTCTACCCAACCAACAACACCTATAACGTGCTGTGTTGCAAATCTCTCTCTAAGAACTTCGATATTTACTTCTTCAGCTAATTTAACAGCTAATCCGCTCATATCACCATAGTAAATAGCAGTTTTTGTTGCGGCCATTGTAGGCATATTGTCAGATGTGTAAACATCTTTGCCAAGTAATGTATAACCCCATTTTGCATTGAAGTCTTTCTGCAGCAAGTATGTTCCGTCGCCGTCTTTTAACTTACGGATTGCTTTTCTAGTTGCTTTGTTCATTATCCAAATAGCTCCACTCTGGTACAGATCAGGAACAGCTTCCTGCAAATCAATTAACTCATCAGCAGTTAATACTGTAGCACTTGCAGCTGTTACTTTTTGAGTTACTCCAGACAATCCAGCAATCTTATCAGCAGTTCCGTTTAACAATTCTTTCTCAATCCATTTGGATATAGAATCAGCCATAGCAGTAATTACAAAACTTACTATATCGAACTGAGAATTGTTAACCAATGACTTAGATACTTTGCTCAATACTCCAGCCAAGAAGCCTTTTAATTCAATGCTCAAGAATTTGCCTGAAGTAGACTCTAATTCAGTAAATTCCGTTGCATATGCCATTGTTATAGATGTTGTTGCTTCATCATAGTAAGGAACATTAAGGGTTCCGCCTACATTATAGCGAGTTGCCAGCTGATAAATAGGACAAATATCATACACTTTCTTGATGATCTTGTTGGCAATTGACGACGGAATAACCGCTCCATTAGCAGTAGTTGTTAAGTTAACATCGGCTCTTTCTTCTACAATTCCTCTGATGTAGTTTCCAAAAGCTCTTTCTTCTGCTTCTTCAACTGCTCTGTGTTCTTCGTTTTCTTGTTTCTTGTTAAAGTCAACTATTTCTAGGTTGTTGGCTCTTTTTTCAGCTTCGATAGTTGCATCTAAGTCTTTGATTTCTTTTTCAAGAGCGTTGAATTTTGTCATTTCTTCATCATTCATTGCTCTTTCTTCAGTTTTGGCTTTGTCAAGCACAGATTTCAATTCTGTCACTTTTGTGTTTCTTTTTTCGAGTAATGCTTTTAATATATTCATACTATTTCTCCTCTATTTTTTTTATTTTATTTTCAAACTCGGAATAATCCGGTTTATTTCTGGTTAAATCTGTCACAGTTACCTCTGAATCATAAGTTCTAACTTCAATTTCTTCCTCTTCTTCAGCTCTTAACTCTATTGATGTGGACGAATACACAGGATTTCTTCTCATTGCCAGGGTTATTTCAGTCATCAAGAAGTCTTTTACATGTCTAATTGGCAATTTTCCTGCTCTTTCTTCAAGTTCATCAACAACTTTATACATATTGAAGCTCCAACCTTTTAATTTTCCGGCCCTTGCTCCCTTAATAGTTTCTTCATCAGTTATCACTGCTTCAGCTCTGAGTCCAACTTCATCCTCATAAGCTTTGAGCGTTCCTTCTTTAGTTGAAGCTATTTTTCTTTCATGGTCCAGCTTCAAATCTACATTGTCCACTTTTTCAAGAGCTTTTCGAAATGCTCTTTGTTCAATTATTTCAATAACCTTGCCTCTTGGAGTAATCACAGGTCTACTCTCTCTCCCGGGTACGTTGACGTAACCGCTTATATGCAGTCCGTCAGCTCTGATTTCCGCCTTCATTGTTATCACCGCCTTTCAATTTATTCATATTTTGTGTTTGATTAGTATTCGGAGTGTAAATTTCTCCTGTTTTAGGATTGTAAAGCACTGTATCTAAGCCTAATTTGATGAAATTCAATCCTAAAGGCGCCCAATCCTCAAAATACCTCGCTTCATCTGGTTGCATGAAATTTGCATCGATAGCTATCTTATAGGCTTCAAATCGCTCTCTTATGTCACCTTTTAGAAGCTCTTTGGTGTCAAATGCCCAATAAAAAAAATCCTTCTCGCTTTCGAGTAAGAATTCTCTGTTAAGTGCACATTCAATGGCTCTTAATACCGGTAAAACGCCGGTTTTTATGCTATTTGTATAATCTTTGCTTGTGGCAGTACCCTTTGCAATAGCTTCAGAAACAAGAAATATCTTGCTTATTTCGCCTGAATTTGTTTCTTTATTTTCATTTAACTGCATTTCAACAGAAGTATTAGAAGCTTCCTGGAACTCTAAGCCTTCATTAAGAATAACAACATTATCACTATTGTTGCTGTAAAGTTTTTTCCATGCTGCTTTTAAGGCATCAATAGCTTCTTGCGTCAATTTCTTTGGCGATTTAACGAAGCCTTTCTTATTACCACCCTTTTTCACAAGAGTTTCTTCAAAAACCAAAGAATTATAAGCTACACTTAAAATCAAACTGTTTTCTTCAATTATACTCACTCCCTGGGCACCATCTTTACTATTTCTCAAAACCTTAATAAATTCATGTGGCCAGTAAAATTCCCCATTAACCAGAATTTTATATGATTTAAATATAGGATCATTACTTTTCTGTATGGAAACATGGGATTCATCTACATAATGCAGACTTATTACATCATTAAAACTTTTGTTAATATAGGCATAACCACCTTTCCCCAGGAAGTAATCGGTAATAAGTGCGCGCCAGAACTGAACAGCATCAAGAGTATCTCCTGTCTCGTCATTAAGAAGCTTTATTCTGATGTCATCCTTAACCTCTTCGGCCTTGCCGTCATTGTCCTTATAGAGTTTGACCGGAAGCATTGAAATTGTATCAGCTATGAAGTTAATGCAACTCTTCACGCTTGGAATGTTCAATGCCTGCTCTTTTGTTACGTATGTATTTCCTAAAAGAGCTTTTAACAAAACATCATCAACTGAAGGTTCTACTACCGGATCAGCTCTCTCTTCTTTTTTATGTTTAAACCATGCCAATTTCTCACCGCCTTTCTAATTTAGAACTATTAGCAATACGTATATCCGATAATTTTGATACCTTCAGCATGTTTGTGCTTTAGATTTTCATCATAGGTATTTTGATAATATTCAAGCTTCTTTTCTAGGTTCTCTGGAGGATTTATTATTATTTCTGGGGACTTAAAGCCAGGCATTTCAATAATTACTCCAACGCTTGTTTTGGCTTTTATTGCCTGTTTAATAATAAAATCGAGGTCACTCATTTTTTCTAATTCACCATACATTATTCAACAACCTCCCAGTCTTCTGATAGCATATCCGTTTGACTTGCTAACCACGGAACTCTATCTTTTGGAGCATCTGGATTATTTGTTTGAAGTCCTGTTGTGTCGATGAAAATATAAGGATGCGTCATTTTAGAGTGCGCATCAGGTCTTTGTAACTCAATAAATATCCCTTTGCCGTTCCATCCTTTACGTCTTACCCTTTTTCCTTGCTTTAATAGTTCAATTGCTTTTCCAAAATTCATTTAATCATCCTCTCCCTTTATACAACCTGAACAGCAAAATCTGAACCAAATAATATTTCTTGCTGTAGTAAAAACATTGCATTTATTAAACCTACAACCATGTCGACTTTACCGGCAGATTTCTTTTTATTTACGTATTTATTTAAATTTGTATCCTCTGTACAACGAGCATTCTGGAAATTGATTTCAAGCATTAAATTCTCATCGTAACAGAAAGTTTTGCTTAGAATAAGTTCTTTTAACAGCTTTGTAGGCATGTGCAAAATGCTTGAATGCTGTTTGATTTCTACACATTCATATCCAGCTGCTTCGAGTTTCTGAACAGTACTTATAGCGTTCATTCTGTCATACCCTATTTGCTGTATCTCAACTCCATACTCTTTTTCTAAGCCTAAAATGTGGCTTTCAACATCTTCATAACTTATTACTTCCCCACTACTTTCAAAACAGACACCTTGTTTTATCAACCTATCATAATCAACTCCTTCTTTTTTACTCTTTTGTTTCTTTTTATCACCAGGTATGAAGCCCCATATTTTACCATAAACTTTTCCCTTGTACTCTGTCACCATTGCGACAGCTGTATTATCTTCTGTTAATGATAAGTCCATTCCAAGCCATACTCTTTTGCCTTTCCAGAACGATTTATCCTCTTTAATCTTGCATTCGCGGACCTTAGTAATTTCGATGTAGCCCTCAACACCAAGGCCTTTATATTTAATATTATTGTGCTTACAAAGGTAGTTTTCACGCTTATTCTCATAATCAATGGCATCATCACGCATTTCTTTGATAGCTTCAAAGATATAATCATGTGCTACTGCAACCGGATTGCTCTGATAAATAACCAGGTCCTCTGTTTGCCACTTATCATCAAGGAGAAATTCATCATCTGGCTCGTATAAAAGTGAAAAGCGTCTTTTGCTGTCTCTTAAGCCGTCTAAGGTTTTCTTGGAGATATCAATTTCATCTGTCATCCCATTGTTATCATTAGGGTATTGAGTAGAAATTATAATTCCAAGTTTATTGAACAGTGTTATCTGTGAGGATCTCATTGCCTCTATTGGATAACTATCCATAGCACCGGCTTCATCAGCCAGGAACGCATTGGCAAGTTTACCGTCCATCTTGTCTTCAGAATACGCAAGAGGAACATATTCACTATCAGTTAATAGACATCTGATTTCACTTCTCAGAATCTTAAACACACTATCATCCGCTAATAACGGACTGACTTTAATGATTTTCTTAATTGCTAGCTGCAGCTCTTTTGATAATTTTAAATCCGGAGCAACAGAGAAGAAACGACTAAACTGAGGATCAGTTAGCATTAAGAGTATAAAAATAACCGCTGAATAGAAAGTCTTGAAATTCTTACGACTTATCTCTAATAAAGCGGTTGTATAATATCTTATATCTTTATTCTCATCATTCTTAAGCTTAGTACATAGTGTTGCGACAATTAATAACCAGGCATAGTCTTCCATGCCTTCATCCATAGTACAAAGCAAATCTGGATGGACCATCAGCTTAAGTAATTTATTTACTTTTTCAAAGGAATTTTCATCAACAAAGGCTTCTTCGTCTTTTCCGTCAACTATATCAACCCAAGATTGGGCTTGCTTTTTAACATATTTCGGTACCTTACGATTGCCTTTTATCAAGCACCATTGAGCATACTTATAAGCCCTGCTGTCCTTAACTTCCATTTAGGGCCTTTAATAAAGGATTTTCTTCTTTACCGGTCTTCTTAGGTATGCTTCTAAGTGCTGCAGCAATCGTCATTATATTTTCTTTTTCTATATCTAGGAGCATTTTACGCTTGGCCTGAACTTGCTTATCAAGGGCTATGATCTGCGACTGCATATTATTCTTCATCTTGTAATAAGAGCTCAAATCATCATTATTGGCAAAAGTCTCTCTGTCATTAGTGAGTTCCTGAATATCTCTATAAAATGATTCTCTTTTTTCCTCAAAATCCATACACTCAGCTTGCAGCATACAATATCTATTAATAACAGATTCATAAATCGCATCATTTTTTTCGATGCCTTTTAGAAGCTTATTAAGTCTGATAAATTCCTTATGCGCTACAGGATTAGATTTTACTTCAGGACGTTCCTTCAATGCCGTTCCGGTAGAAAGAGACTTTTCTCCCTTTTCTCTCTGCTTTAATTCAGCTTTTGTCCGGTGAGATTTCTTTTCATTCACCAAGACTGTAAATGGTTTTGGCGGTGTTGGCATCAAATTCGCCTCCTTTCAAAATATAATCAAAATCTGATGTGGGAATATTTTATCTTTAAATGGGAGTATGTGGTGTGGGACCTTTTAGGATTTTCAACCTTTACGCCATGGGGGGACTCATTTAATCGGCCATCCTTTTGGATAATGCCTCCTAGCTATTCTACATGCTAACAAGTCTTGACACTTATGTATTGAATCACAGAAGTCTCTTTGGTCACTTGGATGTTGTATATCCAGTAATGTAAACTCATTCCATGCCGTTATTAAGGCATCCATAACCTTTCCTTCTTGTTCTGTTAATCCATCTTCTCTTGTTATCTCATACGTTTCCGCTGTTCGGCTTTGTATGTTTGTTATTTGCTCAGTAGGAATAAACCTTGTACTACTACATTTCGGACAGCTGTGTCCGTCTGCAAATCTCTCTGCATAAGCTTTCTCATAATTACAGTCCATACACTTTAATGTTAAATACCTACTCATTATTAATCTCCTGTTCTGCAATAATGTTCATTATAACTTCTCTTGGTATCTCTCCACGTTCAGACATCTCATGATGCTCTTCGCATAATGTAATTAAGTTATCATTGTCCAGTCTCTTGTCGAAGTCTTCTTCAAGACTAATAGCATGATGAACTTCTAAATCATTGTAGTTGTATTGATTCTTTGTATCATATAACTTTCTGATACACACCTGGCATAGATACTTATCACGTTCTTTTATCTCTTCACGCTTCTTCTGCCATGCCTGAGTCCATCTAAATTTATCTTTATTGTTGCCTTGTTTACTTCGCACCGGCTTCTTACCACAATCATACTTACTATCATGGATCCTCATACAATACTTACAGCTCTTTAACATTGTTATCATCCTCTTATAATCATTCTGATATATCAAGCACTTCACAAAGCTTCTTGACATCTACAATAATTGGATTATCTTTGTCTTTAATGTTTTGAACAATGTCAATATAATTAGTCTTAACACATGCTCTTACATTTTTTAATGTTCTGCTAGAATTATCTAATCTTTGATACTCTTCCATACTCATTGTTACCTGCATATTAAACCTCCAATAAAAAACAATTATATCTGTTTTATCTTCCCTTTAATTCTTTTGTACTTGTCATGCTTCATACAGTCTTTTATGCCATTGAACTTCTTATGGTCAAACTCTTCTATGTCACATGTCTTGAATCTATCGCAAGCAGGATTACCTACTTTGCATAAACATATGAGATAGTCTTTATTCCATCTTGTATAACAATTGTATTTTGATATCCTGCTCACCTCCAAAATAAAAAGAACTCTGTTATGAGCTCTTTCTATTTACTATTATTCTGTTTTATTATCTATGCTTGTAACTACACTTTCAATATTGCTTACTGTAGTATCAATGCTGCTAAGTTTATTGTCTACCCAACTTGTATTTGATTCAATACTTGCTGTGTTGCTGTCCATATTAGTTATGTAATTTTCAATTCTTGAAAACGTCTCTGAGATTTCATTAAGTTTGTCCAACATCCCTTCAAATAAAGCTACTATATTTTCGTCCATCTCCATACCCCCTAAAGATTTTTCTTTTATTGTACTGCGGAAAACATTTACATGCAATAATAATCTGAAAAATTATTAAAAAAGGTGCCCATATTATAAGCACCTTTTTACGGAGGTTTTAAGAACGATACTTGTAGTCACCTTTACATACTACCATTTTCTCATAAAAATACTCTCATACAATCACATGTTTAATAAATCTAATGCTTGTTCATGAAGTCTATATACATGTTGCCAACTGTAATTATTCTTCCAGGCTATCTCTTCCCAGGTCCAATAATTTATATATCTGTCCTTTAGTATATTTCTTAGTCTATCATCATCAATAGCATCTATTTTTTTATTGATTTCTGCTTTAGTATCAACATATTTATCAGTGTCTGCATTAATTTGATTGTTTATGTCTATCATATTTGCCACATTCTCTGACATCTTATCTGTTACATTGCTTCCTCTTGGCATATCCGTTATTACACTTGTAATTTTACATGCTCTGCTTTGCCATTTTTCAAGTTCTAAAATATTTCTATCGATTTGTTTATCTAAGGTTTTTAAGCGCTTTAAATATTTTATTTTTTCTTTTTGTTCAGCTGTTAGCATCTATTCCTCCCATATTAATACTTCAACTCTTGGCTTATCATCAAACCACTTATCAATTTGGCAGCTCACAATACATTTATCATCGTCATATGCTAGTCCATTAAGACTATCAAATATTATCTTTGCTATGTTATCAATGTCCGGCTTCTTTGTAGGTCTTAATTTGCCATAATAAGCATCTTCTTTTTTAATCTTGCTGTAACTACTTGGTATGCTATAGAAACATTTTATTTCTGCCTTTAGTTGACCTGTGAGCTTATTTTGCTTTGCTTCTTGAAAACATATCTTAACCCAGTTTTCATAGTTCACCGTTGTTTCTGGTGTGTATGTCTTTACGAATTTCCCTTGTCTTGAAAACTTAGGTCTGCCTTTTCCTTTTGGCTCTCCTGGTATTGTAAATTTAATCAACTTATCATCTCCATTAAATTAATCTGCTTACCAACACTTTGCTTTTGATTTAAAATAATTTTTCTGAATATGCTTTCAAATATTGGCACCGGTATTGAATTACCTGATTGTTTATACAATGCTCCGTTCAGCTTACCTGGTGTACTCGGATGAACAGATAAAGCATTTTCGAAATCTTCATCTGAATAACCTTGTAATCTCCAACATTCAATCTCTGTTAAATATCTGTACTTACCATTGCCTAAATCAATTACTCCGCTGTTAGGACTTCGCATTTGTTTACATGTTATGGTCCAGCAATAATCTTTTATAACTTCAACTCTCCCATTAAACTTTGACTTAGATGTTTTATTGATTAATTTCAACATGCTTGGTTGAGTTACAATGTGTTGCTCTCCGTAATCATCTGATAAAAATTCATATATGCTTTTCATTGGAGTTCTTATTAACTCATCGAAATTGAAATAAATTCCGTCTAAACAACTTATGGTAAAGACTCTTTCCCTTGCCTGTGGTAATCCGAAGTCTCTTGCATCCAATACATCAAATGAATTTGTATATCCTAAGCGTTCCATTTCCCTTAAATAGCCATTAAAGTTATGTATCATATGTTTGCTCAATACGTTCTTAACATTCTCCCAAATAACAATCCTTGGCTTCCAAACGCCCATTTGATTTATGATATTTAATGTTTCCCACATAAGGCTTGACCGTGTTTCAGAACCTTTATCAGCTCCCTTTTGCTTGCCGGCTATGCTGAAATCTTGGCAAGGGCTTCCGTGTATTAAGATGTCCGGCTTCAAATTCCAATTAACAACTGATTGTGTTTTATAAGGTAGTTCCTTTGCAAACATTGCGTTGTAACTTCGTACTGCCTTTTCATCTATTTCAACATAGTCTATTGATTTAACAGGTACTCCTATATTCCTTAATGCTATTCTTGGGCTTCCAATCCCACCAAATAATTCAAGTATCTGTAACAATTAATCATCTCCTTGAAATATGGATATTTGCCCATTAACTTCATCTCCGTAACTTAGCCATGGTACTCCAATGTAGTCCAGAACCTTTCCCCAGCCCATGTCATACATCCAGAAATGCCATTCCTTTGGGTTGTCTTCTCGTAGCCTGTCGAATCTGTGAGGTCTCTTCTCCATATGTATACCGAATCCGCACATACTGCAGCCTGTTCTTTGAGCTCTAGTGGTTCTTAATGTTCCGTCTTTTTCTCTTACAATTTCTCCATATACCTTAGGTACTGGTATTTTTAAATCTAGTGCAAGCTGTAATAAGTCCTGTCTTGAAAATATCGCAAATGGACAACTTCTTGTCACTGACTTTCCATAATAATTACATCCGTTTTTCATAAGAGCTTTTTCTCTTTGACCACCTTCAGATGCCATCAAACCTAGATATGGATGACAACCTGTTTGCTTTGCATAATCATCACACGGCTTTTCTTTCATGTGATAACAACAATCATTTGATACCTTGAATGGAGCTGTTTTATAATTTGTTCCATAAGTTTCATTTTCCGGTCCTCCAAATAATTCAAGCCACCTTTGCGGAAGTTTCATCTTAGTTCCTTTTCTATATCCACCTTGCTTTCCGCACTCACCTGTAACAATTGCATGCCTTACAGTTTCATTTTTTTCAGTTGGATTTTGCAGTAATTGTATTTTACCTGCTTTCTCCTTACTGATTATTGGATAGCCACATTCTTTTATTACTTCAACCTTTGTTTTGTAAGGCTTCAATGCTTTAACACCAAGCAGTTTATGTATCTCCTGAATGCTTTTGTCTTCCAGAGATGTAACTGAGACCGCCGGAACATCAATTCCTATTGACCTTAAAAACAATAGCAGTGTAATGCTGTCCAATCCGCCTACTGATATAAAGCAGTTTCCGTCTAATTTATCATAGAATTCCCATGCTCTTGCTTTAGCAAGTATTAGTTTTTGTTCATATGGAAGCTGCTGTTTTATCATAAATGCATTGGTCTTGCTTCGTTGCTCATCAATATAGTCATTAAATGCCTTTGCATCTTCCTTTGTCCAATCTTCTTGCATGATATCTTCTTCAAACATATCATCTTCGAGATCTTCTATTATTTCATCAAATTTAATTTGATTACTCATTGTCCCTCCTTGGGAGCCATCATTGCGACAGCTCCCATTCTATATCAACTAAAATGGTATATCCTCATCATCAGCTACATGAAACCCATCTTCACCGTCAAAAGCTTCATTGAAATAGCTTTCTGCGTCTACTGGCTTTCCGTTTGTCTGCTTTGCTTGCCCTATAAACTCAATCCTGTCTGCTATGACATCAGTTGTGTATCTCTTTTCACCTGTTTGAGTAGTGTAACTTCCTGTATTAATTCTGCCATGTACAGCGCATTGACTGCCTTTGTTTAAGTAGTTTGCTGCATTCTCAGCTGACTTTCCAAATACAGTAATTCCGATAAAGTCTGCAGTTTGTTTTCCTTGAGCAGCTGCTTCTTGTTTCTTTTCTTTGTTCATTTCTCTATCTACTGCCAAGTTGAATTTTGCCACAGCCATTCCTGTTGATGGTATGAATTTTAGTTCTGGATCTCTAGCCAAGCGGCCTATTAAAATTACTGAGTTGATAAGTCATTCCCCCTTTTTAATTGATTTCTTTCTTTCGAATGCAAAGACATATGTTCACTTAATGTCATTAGTTTTAAATTTTCCTTTCTATTATCATTTCGAATTTTATTTATATGATGAACGCATTCATTGCTTTTTAAATGCCTTCCAATCAAACATTCCATAATTAAATCATGTTCCATAATATAACCATACGAACTACTTTTAGGATGGTCAGGAAAATAAACCGCAATATATCCATCACTCCTTTTTTTCTTATGTCCTATGCCTTTTAATTCGCGAGTCTTTGATATTTTTTCTTTTGTTTCAGCAGATAATTTTTTATTTTTATTTGCAAGAATTAATTTTTCTTTGTGTTCAACGCTTAAAGGCTTTCCAATAATACTTTTAGGACTTGTATGTTGTGGTCTTGGTATTACTCCAATTTCATGTATTTTTTTATGAACATATCCAACAGAAACATTTAATTCATCAGCTATCTCTTGCATTGTGTATTTTTCTTGTTCATATAGCCTTTTAATGTCATCTATTAACACAACACTATTCATTATTTCACCTTCCTTAAATCAACCGCTTTGCATTGCGGATTATCAAATACCACTTTTACTCCATCAGGGAATATTGCAGGTTGCAACAATCTGAACATTTCTGCATTCTCCTCATTCATCACTATTGGATACAACGTTTCGTCTTTCATATAAAACATCACTAAACCATCTTTCATTCCTGTACCTCCCTGGCCATTGCTTTGAACTTTTGTCTTGTGTTTGTCCAGTTTCTATGCTTGTACAACCACTTAATGCAGTGATAGTAATATTTAAGCTTTTTCATATCAGTTCCTCCCTGTACTTCCGAAGCCGCCTGTTCCTCTTTCGGTTTCATCAAGTTCTTTAACTTCTTCCAACTCAGCCTGAACCACCGGAGCTACTATTCCCTGTGCTACTCTGTCACCTGGCTTAATATCGAAAGGCAATAATCCATGATTTGTTAAAAAGACTTTTATTTCTCCTCTGTAATCAGAATCTATAGTTCCAACTCCATGAGTAATGCTTATTGCATGTTTCATAGCTAGTCCGCTTCTACCTCTTATCTGAAGCTCATAACCTTTAGGCACGGCTACATATAAACCAGTCGGAACAATTACTGTTTCACCAGGACGAATTACATCTTCACTTTTTATTGATGCTCTTATATCAAATCCTGCTGCTCCTGAAGTTTCATACTTCGGTAAATCAAAACCACTTTTATTGATTATTCTTACTTTCATTTTCAACCTCCGTTAAGTCTTGTAGGGTTAAACCTGTTATATTTACGATTTTAAATATCGTCTTCGAGTTAATATTACATCCATTTAAAAAGTTCCTAACAGTGACATCTGCTACTCCAATCATTTCTGCAAATTCTTTAACGTTCAAATTGTGCAGTGTGATCCATTCTGCTAATTTTCTGCGTTCAAATGAATGCTTTAGAATTAAATTTTTCTTATTCATCGCTCTGCCCAGTTCATCTTCTACAGCTTGCTTTGTTATTCCGTACTTTTCTCCAATCTCCTTATATGTTTTTCCATCTATTTTCATAGTAAACATATCTATTAATCTTTCTTTTTTCTCAGATTTCATTTTTCCTCCTAGAATAAACTCATTTGATTTTCTTCTTCAATAACAGATTGGCAATTCTTAACTGCCTGATTGTAGTAGCTTTCCTTTAATTCAATTCCTACAGCCCTTCGCTTCATCTTCAATGCTTGATAAGCTTCAGAGCCTATTCCCAGAAAAGGTGTTAATACTATGTCTCCCGGATTGCTCCACAGCTCAATGGCTCTTTCTATAACTTGGAGCTGAAGAGGGCATATATGGCGTTCATCCCTTTCTTCTCTGGCTTCACTTCGATTTAATGTGTAGCTTTGGTCTATGTCCATCCATACAGGACTTGCATATCTTCGCCATACTTGGTGAGAATAAACCGGATCAACTTTTGCCATTGATATATCTCTGTGTTTCCTGCTATCTGTTAATGTTGGATCTTTCTTTGGTGCTTCCGGTTCATCTTCACCTATAAATCTTGTTAAACCATCTGGATGTTTTATAGGTTCATCGTTATCTCCTGGCTTTCTCATTGTCACCAAGTAATCAGGAAGTCCGTTTCTGCACATGGCAGAATCTTTACATAATTGTTTGTGCATTAACCCAATAGCTTTTGTCCTTGTTGCTTCAACTAGAGGATCTTTCCATATAGCCGTTCTTGAATGATATATAAATCCACAGTCTTGGAATAACCTGATTAAATCTCCCGGAAAGTCCTGAAGCCCTATATAACCGTCACGCTCTTTCATTGCCGGTATATCCATGCAGTGAACCGACATCAATCGCCCTGGCTTCAAAACCCTGAAAAGCTCTTCAACGATAAACCTAAACTGCTTGAAGAATTCTTCATTATTTCTGCAATTTCCTAAATCTCTGTCACTGTTTGAATATGTGTACAAACTTGCAAATGGCGGACTGTAAATGCTGAAATGTATGCTGTCGTCTGGAATACCCTTTAGTACTTCACAGCTATCACCATTGTACAAACACATCCTGTCCGTAATATATTGATTGTTTACTTTCATCAACTAACCTCCATTAACCACTCAGGTAATTTAATTTCATGCTGTGGCGTGTAATCTATTACATTTCTGGTTGTGTTCTTTATCTCGTTTTTCAATATTTCAGATGTGAGAGCAACCATGTTTGATGACATCATCTGTGCAAGCTCTTCTTTTCGTCTAACATTCTGCAGTACACTTTCTTCTTTTTCTGAGATAATCACATGCACATTGACTTCTTTTGTCTGCCCGAACCTATAGCAACGTCTTATTGCCTGATAGAATCTTTCATAACTGTCTGATAGTCCGCAGAATATCATGTTATTACAGTTCTGCCAGTTCATTCCGAATCCTGCTATTTTCGGCTTCGTTACAAGATATTTGACTTCGCTTGTTGCGAATCCTATCAATGCTTTTTCTTTATGCTCTGGTGTGTCTGCCCCTTTTACTTCTACAGCTCCATTAATAGCCTTTGATAAAGCAGTACTTTCATCATTGTAATCACACCACAGTAAGCAGCTTTCCATGCCTTGGACTAATTCAACTGCCTTATTAACCCTGTCCTGCAAACTCTCTTTTCTTGCTTCTCTTCTCTCTTCTAATGTCTGTGCTGGAAGAGTAATAAACATATCTTCATTTGTTGGACTTTCAACATAATGAGTTTGAATATTCAGCTGAGGTAGTTTGTATTTGCTTCCGTCATATCCCAGGTCTTCAGGATTTTTTACAACCATTGCCCATGATGCAATCCACTTCCAGAAATCATTCTCAGCATGTCCCTTTAATCTCCACTTTGCTGTATCTCCGCCGTCATGTACAAAGAATGTTGCAAGCATTTCAGGTCTAGTCATTACCCCTAAGAACTCTGAATGATTTCCTAATTCTTCATAATCATTCGGTGCCGGAGTAGCTGTACATGCCAATTTGTAATGTGTAAACCTGAACAAATCGAGCATTTCTTGTGTTGTTTTACCGCTGAAGCTTTTTATAATTGAGCTTTCATCAAGCACTATTCCATCAAATTCATTAGGATTAAAGTGTTGAAGCATCTCATAATTTGTAATGTTTATTCCTTGTTTTACGTCTTTCTGACTTCTGCAGCTTGTAACCTCTATTCCGAACTTTGCACCCTCTCTAACTGTCTGCTTACTTACTGCCAGAGGAGCCAAAATTAACACCTTGCCATTTGTATGCTTGCAAACTTCATCGGACCATGATAGTTGAATTATTGTTTTTCCAAGCCCTGTGTCAAGAAACACTGCAGCTTTGCCTTTCTTTAATGCCCATTTTGTAATGTCTCTTTGAAAATCAAACAGATACTTGTTAGCAGGCTCACACTCAAATCCGGAAGGCTTGATAACTCTTTCTTTACTTTTTAAAAACTCTTCGTATTGCATGTTGCCTCCTAGTTAGTTTTCTTGAACTTGTCTTTGAGCTCCTGCATTTTTAAATCCATGCCAGTCTCTATTTCTTCTATCATGTTTACATTTTCAAAGTTCAATAAATGCTGGTCTCCGTTGCCTGTCTTAATCAATACAGCATTGCCTTCTTGAACTATCTCTGCGACATTATAGAAATTTCTTGATGTTGATATAGTCTTAAACCATACTTTTATGGTTGCGCCCTCAAATGTTGCTTTCAATTCTTATCCTCCTGTTTTAAACTTTTCATGTTTTCTTCTTGCAATTTCTTCAAGTTCTGCTTCAGTCTTTTTACCAATCTTGCTGTCAAAGTTATGAAAACTGTTTGGCTTTGTAATTGGTTGAGTCTTAACAGGTTCCTTCTTTGCCCAATTTCTTATTGTTGCCAAATAATCTTTATATGACTTTCCGGTACTTGCACAATATTCAGATACTCTCTCAATACGTGCTTTCCAATCAGTAGGGAATTCATTTTGTAATTTTTCAAGCTGTTCATCAGATAAAAGTACATTTTGATATTCACCATATTTATGTTTTTGAGGTTTCTTCTTTATATCTTTATCTAATTCTTTATCTAATTCTTTATCTAATTCTTTATCTATATCTAGCGAGCTAACATTAGCTTTACTGTTAGTTTTACTGTTAGTTTTACAATCTTCTTTACCCTCAGCAATTAGCTTTTGTTTCTCTCTGTACTCCTGCATGTAGGTTCTCATATACTCTTTTTTATTTTCTAACTGATCTAATGATTGATGTTTGCTCCAATTCGGAATTGTTATTGCATTATTTATAACTTCAATCATTCCAAACCTTTCAAAAGTATTTATAGCTAATCTCACTATATTAATTGGTCTTCTGAAAATAGTTGCAAGCATTTCATCTGTATATGGAAGTTTGTCATTGAATAAAAGAACACCGCCATTATTAATTTTGCCTGCTAGAGTTAGTAATTTAAACCAAATTACTATCATTGCATCAGCTTCAGGCATACTTTCAATTAATAGTATTTTTTCATCGTCAAATATGTCTGTAACAATTTTAATCCACTTGACTTCTGCCAATTTATCACCTTCCCCACTGTTCCTTTAATGCTTGAATCTCTGCAGGTGTCAGTGTGTTTATTTTTAAATCTTTGCATTCGCTAACTATGCCATCAATAAGAATGGCCATTTCTTTTGTGTCATACTCACTTGAACCTACGAACACTTTTATATGAGTAAAGTCCTTTCCATTAACTGTGCCGTGTCCAAACTCTTCAGAGTACTTAACACTTTTTAAGAATATTGGTACCGCTTCATCAACCACTGATACAACACTACTCTGGCCGTACCTTTTAAGCATTTTTATGTAAATTTCATCTTTGCTTGACCTGAGGACATTTGCAATTTCAGTAATCAACTTCCAGGCATATGCATTGGCATCTAATGAGCGTTTCTTTTTCTTATGACCTATCTTGCATTCTTTCAGTTTTTCATCATTTAAAAGCTCATTCAGTGGCTCCATGTTGCTTTCTTCTTTCTTGGGAACTATGAGCGTTACTTCATAGTCCCCGGAAAGCTCTCTTGTTATTTTGCCTTTTATAAAAGTGAGTTCCATGGTATCACCTAATCAATTCTTCAATTCCTATGTCAAAATATTCAGCTATACATGCAGCGTTATTAATTGTTGGTAATTCCTTGTTGTTTTCCCATTTAGAAACCATACTCTTATTTATTTTAGCTTCGAACTTCGTATTCAAGCCGATACACAATTCTTCTTGTGTAATTTTTGCTGTTTGTCTTAAAATTTTCAAATTTCTACCAAAGTTTATTTTCATATATCCTCCTAAAGATAATTTTTACCTATAAGTTTCATAAATTCTTCTCTGCTGTGCGTTTCTTCATACTTTCTCTGGCATTCACATTTAAGTTTTAAATCCAATTCCTTATTATCGAAATGTACACCTAATTCTTTATCTTGGTTGTGATATATCCCTGTAAGCCATACCCAAAATCCGTTCTTATCAGATATTTTCCTATTGCCAAATCCGTAGTAAATATGGTGACATTGTAAGTCAATTACGCTTCCGGTCACATAACATTTCTTAGTGTTTTGAAGTATGCTATTTGCCCTCATTTGCTTTTGCCTCATACCCCTTGCATACTTGGTCATATTCTAACTTAGTGAGTTGGTCAGGTTCTTTCTTGAATTTTTTCTGTATTTGGTCTATCACGGCTACTTTCTGATAGCCTGCTGCTTGTCCCAGAGCGAACAATCTTTTTATTTGAGCTTCACTCAACGCTTTTGTAGTTGATTGAGGTTTTGTCTTGCCTGATGTGTCTTTTCCGTCTGGATCGTCTTCATCAGTAGGAAGTCCAAAATATTTAAGTAAGAAGTATCTTTCTGAGTATGTCAATGCACTGCCAAAACTCTTTGAAATATCGTCTTGCTGTCCGTAATAAGCCCAGCTTACTATTTCTCTTTCTTCCGGATTCTCTGCATTAATCCATGTATAAGCCATATCTCCCCATACTTGAATATCAACTTTTTCCTGTCCCTTTGCGTTTGTGTAGCAAAAGAGTTGATGTTCTCCTACCTGAGCTGAGGGCTGAAGGATTAATCCAACCTCATTCATTTTGTCTTTTATCTTGTTAAGAATTTGATTTCCGCTTACGTACTCATAACCAAATCCTTTAGTATCCTTTGAAAATCCGCTTGCTACCTTTCTGACTTCGATTATCTTTTGATATAAGTTCATTAAAAATCACCGTCGCTTTCAGGAGTTGTCAGCTCATTAACTATTTCAAGCATTCGCTCAAATTGGTTCTCATTCATATCTTCAATGCTTACGCTTAAGCTATCGGTATCAATGTTTATTTTCATTTAATCCTTAACCCCTTTCCTTGCGTTAACTCAACACCTTCAATAGTTTGTCCACTCTTCAAGATGTCTTTCAGCAACGTTTTATTCAATGTTTCAGTGGTTTTAACAACGTAATATTCTTTAGGTATTACAGTTTCGTCAATGACTTTTACAGCCGGAGGATTGTTCGCAACACTGATGCTGAATAAATCTGTCTTTATTTTCTCCTTGCCTGTGTCAATCATTGCTTGTTTAAGATTATCTTTAAGCTTGTCTATGCTGTTCTCTAAGCTGCTTTTACGGCTTGCTAAGCGTTCTATTTCTGCCTTTAAGGTATTTATATTACCTTCTTGCATCTTGATTATCTTGGCATATCCTTCAGCCTTTAACTCGATGCTGTCATTAATCATTTCCAATGTGTCTGCAAGTTCTTCCTCTGTGAAATCTCCACTTTCAATTAATTCCTGGAGCTTCAGGTAATTTTCTTTTAGTTCGTATAGATTCATCTACTTATCCTCCTTGACTTCAACAAACTTGTTATTTTCCAACGTGTAGAAAATGTTAGCTTTGATTCTCTTTCCGTCTACCTTTGCAGACTTAACATTCTTAATATGCCAATCCCAGTTATCATCCTGCTCCCATTCTGCAAGCACTATGTAACAACCTAATGCGCCTTTAGCTTTGCTCTCTACGCCCATGGCCATTGCTATACTTTCTTTGCCCTCTACGATTGCTGCACTTTGGTATCCTGTGTTAGTGGCTGCACTTTGGTCTCCTGTGTTAGTGGCTGCACTTTGGTCTCCTGTGTTAGTGGCTGCACTGCGGTATCCTGTGTTAGTGGCTGCACTTTGGTATCCTGTGTTAGTGGCTGCACTTTGGTCTCCTGTGTTAGTGGCTGCACTTTGGTCTCCTGTGTTAGTGGCTGCACTGCGGTATCCTGTGTTAGTGGCTGCACTGCGGTATCCTGTGTTAGTGGCTGCACTGCGGTATCCTGTGTTAGTGGCTGCACTTTGGTATCCTGTGTTAGTGGCTGCACTTTGGTATCCTGTGTTAGTGGCTGCACTTTGGTCTCCTGTGTTAGTGGCTGCACTTTGGTCTCCTGTGTTAGTGGCTGCACTTTGGTCTCCTGTGTTAGTGGCTGCACTGCGGTATCCTGTGTTAGTGGCTGCACTTGGGTATCCTGTGTTAGTGGCTGCACTTTGGTATCCTGTGTTAGTGGCTGCACTTTGGTATCCTGTGTTAGTGGCTGCACTTTGGTCTCCTGTGTTAGTGGCTGCACTGCGGTATCCTGTGTTAGTGGCTGCACTTTGGTATCCTGTGTTAGTGGCTGCACTTTGGTCTCCTGTGTTAGTGGCTGCACTTTGGTCTCCTGTGTTAGTGGCTGCACTGCGGTATCCTGTGTTAGTGGCTGCACTGCGGTATCCTGTGTTAGTGGCTGCACTTTGGTATCCTGTGTTAGTGGCTGCACTTTGGTATCCTGTGTTAGTGGCTGCA